AAATAAGACTAACTGGGCGTTACAAAAAACGCACCGTCATTGTCTGCGTCGATGCGCTGAATCGTGCGTACCCAGAATTCCTTTTTTGCCTGCCGGTCTAAATTAGGATATTCCTTCAATTCCCTCCGTAATGTTTCAAGGTCAAATTTTTTTATAGGCTCCGGGTTTATTACCACAAGCTGCTGTTTCAATTCCGTATAGTCTTTTTTGTATTCTTCGATTTCGATCAAATCTGACAGATACAATTCTTTTAGCTTTTGCATTTTCCGTTTGATTTGCTCCGCCGTTTTGGGCGGCTTTTTTTCTGCGGTTTTTGATTTGGAGTAATACTTTTCTGCGATCCCCTCAAATTCCCGCAGAAGGTAATCCTCCAGCACATCTTCACGGATTCTGAGCATGTGTGGGCAATCAGCTGGGTCAAGTATGTGCGTTCTGCATCGGTAGTACTTGTACACTTGTTTTACAGTCTCCGGCTGCATATTTCGCCCGCACTCCCGGCAACGGAGAATCCCGGAAAACAAATATATTCGATCCGCACTGGCGTTCCGCTGGCTTCGCCGTTCCAGGATTCTCCCGGCAAGGTTGAAGGTTTCTTGATCGACAAGCGCTGGCAATGCGTTTTCCACACCGAACGCCTCACCTAAGTACAGCCGGTTTCCCAACGCATCCTTGTATTTGGTGTACGAGCGTTTGATCCCCCACTCCGTTGCCATATGCCGCCTTAGTGCAAGGATGCTTTGTAGTTTTATATAGGCATGGAACATATCGCGCGCCGCATCTGCGGTTTCTTCATCAATGGCGTAGTGCCGGTTCTTCACGCAGATGCCGATGGGCGTTCTCCATGTGGTAGGCTGTCCCTTTAATCGCTTGCTTTCATTGATGGCCTTGATTCGTTCGCTGGTGCGGTCAGCTTCGTCCTGTGCTACCGACAGCATGATATTCACCTTTAGCCGCCCGGATGCCGTGCGAGTTTCGTAATCTTCCCGCGTGGCCTGCCATGTGACGTGACAGCGGTCTAATTCTTCCTGCACGGCGTAGTATCCGGCTACGTTGCGGAACCAACGATCCAGTTTGACAAATAAAACCGTGTCGATCTTCCCATCCTTGCAATCCGCCAACAAGCGCAGAAGCGCTGGACGCTGTCGGTATGGTTTTCTTGCGGATATTCCGGCATCCTCGTATACGCCGGCAACCTCCATACCGTTGTCTGCGGCATATGCCAACAAGGATTCCCGCTGATCCCCCAATGACAGGCCGTGCCGCGCCTGTTCTTCCGTCGAGACGCGGATATATAGTGCGGCTCTCATACTATCCCCTCCAAAATCCGTAATTGGCGCAGTGAATATCTACCCACACGCACCAGACGAAGAGACCGACGATCAATAGCGACAAACCGAGCATGATCCACCTGTATAGTTTTACGGAATGACGTAGGTTATTCAGTTCCGCCTCCATCAGGCCGATGGTCTTCCGCTTATTTTCAAGGCGGTGTTCCAGCCCATCTTTTTCCGCCTGCAAGGTTTCTTCCGTGGCGGTACAGTGATCGCCAATACCAAAAAATGCGTCCAAAGACACCCCCAGTGCCGCACAGATACCAGCTGTGGTATAAAGGGCCGGGGATTTGGACGCATGGGCGAAGAAATTATTAACGGTGGAGAGGGGGACGCCGGAAGCATCGGCAATGTCCTGGGCCGTCATGTTGAGGGCGGCTCTTTTTTCGCGGCATAAGTCTTGGATCGTCAAAAAATCGGCCTCCTGTATTAAATTTATAAGATATGGGCAGCGATAGTACACAATTTCGTTTGGCAGTATACTGCCGGTTTCCCACATTTGGTTATTGCGTTGCCCAATCAATTTTTGCTATGGTTGCATCACGGCAAGCCAATCCCCCCAAGGCTTGCCCTCCGGCCCCGCCGTTTGTTGCAGAGGGCGGCGGGGCCTTTAGTTACTTATTGCTTCTCAAGTTTTACGGTCTGCGTAACTCCCATGGCAGACACTTCGTAACTGATTACGCCGTCCTGATAGGTAAACGTCTTTGTGTCATCGCCGCTGGCGAGAATTGCCATATCGGTCTGATCTTTATCATTTTCCGATTCCCAGGTGTACGGCTCATCCGCCGTGGTAGGGGCATCGAAAGAACCGGCCCAATAGAGGGCTTTGGTTTCTCCGTTATCAGATACCCAATACACCTCAATGGCATCTCCGGCAATAGTAGCGGCCTGCCATGCGTCATCTGCATTGCTGTTTGTCTGCTTCCACTCTCCAACGAGATCGGGTGGAGTTACCGGCTCGTTTTCTGGCTCGGCCTGATTCGTTTCCCCGCAGGCGGTTAACATGCCGAGCGCGAGAACTGAAGACAGCGCGATAAGCAAAAACTTTTTCATCTTAACTCTCCATTTTCTTATATTTTCGACTGCACAAAGTGCAATAATCGACATATAGCCCCGTTACTATAATTATTGGGAGGGACGCAAGATGTTGTATAATGACGCGAAATGTGATACAATAAACAGAGCAGATGTTGAAATACTGCGCGAAAAACTGGTATGCGCCGCGCTGGCGCTTCCGTATGAAGCAAAGCTTGAGCTTTTGAAACTTATTGAGGGGGAAGAGAAAAATGAAAGAGGCCGCTAAGTTATGGTACATCGACTCCAAAATGGTTGACGCGGTAAATCGGTGCATGGACGCCATTTCGGCCTGCGGGCTTTCCGCGGACAGCGCGGAATATCTCCCCTTTTGCTTAGATCGTGCGATCAAGGCAAGCAATCAGATTTCCGCGCAAAGCATCCCGTTTCGCGCAACGCCCGTAAAGGTCAATGAGGAAAACGGGGGCTGTGATGTCACGCCTTTGGCGCTATTATTTGTTCAATAGCCGCTGATGCAATCCCTTTTGAGATTGTTTCAATCACTGTTAAAGACACGGAGCCAAATGACCGCAGCAATTTTGATGTTTTTTCCCATTGCGTTTTTCCTTCGATTGCCGCGATAAATTCATGCCCCTTTGGCGTGACATAGTAAATAGACGGCAGACTGTTGTGATGGAAGTTTGTAATGGGATCAAAATGGAAATCTGTTGCCAGATACCCACTCTCCGAAAGCTGAATGATGTGATAAATCAAAGCCCCTGTATCGTATTTGTTCAGTGGCGGGACGAGCCTCATTGAATCAATATATAAAACATGATAACTTGCGCAAGTATAATTGCCGACTTCTTCTGTTTTGATGTAAGTATTATCTTCGCAAAACAGCATTAAATCTCGGACGCAGTCAGGGTCGAGTTTCATGTCTTATCCCTCTTGCTTTCCAGATATTCAATATAGCGTGAAATCTCAGTTAATTCATCCGCAGATGCGGAGCGGATAAACTGCGCGATTTTATCGTCCACACCCTCGATCTTCGGATCGGGGGTTTCTTTTATGCCCTCAGCCTCGACCAGTTTCCGCACCGTCTCAATATTCTCTAAGCACTTTGCGGTTGCTTCTGGGGTTTCCCCCTCGCGCAACAAAATTTCGTCGGGAGTAGCTTTAAGAAGCTGACATATCCGTGCGGCTTCTTCTGGGGATGGGAGATTTTTCCCACGCCTTACTTCACTTAACCACCTCTTGTGTTTCCCGATCATTTTCGAAAATGATGCTTCGCTCCAGCTTTTAGCCGAAACTTTTTCTGCTATCGAATCTACGTTTGGTTGGACTGTATCTCTTTTTGGCATATCTACTCCTGAATAAATCGTAATGCAGCAGCGTGTACGTCATGCTCAAACTTTTCGTTTTCAACAGATATCCGTCTATTCCGCTTGTGCTTGTTGTTCCTGATTACGTCAATTTTTCTTTTCTTTATTTTATTGATTCTCTCAGCGAAATACTTGCTGTTTAATCCACCACGGCGAATCGCCTTTTTTAACCAAAATATGGCGTTGTCAAATTCCCACTCTTGCTCGTATAACTTGGAAAACATATTGCATGTAAATGTAAAGTCTAACGATGCAAATTTATCTAAAACAGTAAATGGTATTTTTCCGATTGCTTCTTCAAACGCTCCGATTGCAGCAAGCCTAAAATCAGCTCCTTTGTTCGCAAACGCATAAGCAACCGCGAATTTATCAAAAGCCGATGCCGAATTTCTATATTTTGTTACGGCAATTTCAAAAAGTACGTATCGGGGCTTGTACTTTATTACATACGCCTCGTTCACAAGCCCAAGAGACTGAAATTCCGCAGGGTACTTTGTTTTAACGATAGACAGCACTTTCCTGACGACATCCGCTTCATGTTGCGAAAAACGAGTTAAATCATATTTGTAGTTCGCCGCAATAATGCTTTGTGATGAATTTTGTTCATACTGTTCTGGATAATAGGCATACGGGTTATTCGGCCCTTTAGGCCGCGCAAGAATTAAGTCAATGTCTAAAAGCATATCTACCAAAAAATAGATGTATTTTTGTGCAATTCCACAAAAACCAACAAAATGGTCGTGTTTGGCTTTACAACACACAAAATGTAAGCTATAATAATCTCGTGAGTTATCATAGAGACAACAAAAAACCAGACCCCCAAAGAAAAATCCTTTTTGCGGGTTCCATAGACGATATTTTGTTGGCTGACACTTACATGATAGCGGCGGCGGTTTCGTTTGTCAAGTGAAAACTCACATTGACTGCGGCAGAGATAAAAAACCGCCCCGAAGTCTCTGCAACAAACTTCGGAGCGGTTGGAAGCGAACTCGTTTGCTAAATGGAATACCCCTCTGCAACAGAGTACGCCATTTGGCGCGTAGGTTAACTCCCATGCTTACCATACCACATATTTCTGCCGCAGTCAATGAATTCTCACACCGAAAGGAGGGCACATGACTTGGCATTGAAGGAACTTCGAGAACGTTCCAGCCTGACCCGTGCACAGGTAGCGAAGAAACTGAATGTGGACTTGTCCTGTGTGACGCATTGGGAACTGGGCGACTGGCGACCGGCACGTAAGTACCACAAGAAGCTGGCGAGGATGTACGGCGTGACGGTGAACGAACTGTTCGAACCCAGCGATGGGGAATAAAAAATGCCCCGTCCGGTGTTGCAGACCGGGCAGGGCGGCGGAACAAATCTTAGGCTCAGATATGTATCCTGTCGCTATTTTAGCACAGGGGAAAGGAAAAGGCAATGGCGAAGAAACGAAAAATCGAATACCGGGTGATCTGGGTGTCTCCGCCTGACCCGGTGAAGATCATGACGGAGTTCGGCAAGATCTGGTCGAGGGAGCATGGCCTTGAGTTTGACGGTGTTTACACCAAAGAGGGGGACATCAAACAATGAGCTGGAACCTGTTTTTTATGAACCTGGGCGTGGCGTATGCGGCCACTTGGGTATTCAAGGTTGTAGATTTCATCGAAGGAGGGAATCCGCATGAGAAAGCATGACCGGCGCACCAGAGAGCAGCGGAAGGCGGACGCCTCCGCATGGATGGGCTTTATGAGTTTTCTGGCCCTGCTGCTGATCACCATTGCGTACATGGTGGTGAGCGCGCGATGAACAGAAAGAACCGGCATGAGCGCTATCCGCTGGATCTCTGCCAGGTATGCGGCATGGACAGCGGTGAGCGGGTGCAGTCCACGGACGCACCGATTAAGCACTATGTACGGTGTTCCACCTGCGGCGCTATCACAGCGGGTTACGCCCAGCAATCCAACGCCACGAAGGCGTGGAAGAGAGGGGATGCGTGGAAATGAAGATCTATCCGGTGTGCGCGAGATGTTCCATCGTCATGAACCCCAATGCGTTTGACGATGTGGCTCCGGGTTTTTTGATCAACGGCGAGTGCTACTGCCCGGAGTGCGCGAAGGATTGGCTCAAGGATGAGGTTGACAGCGATCCGGAAGCCGTGGCGCGGGCCATGGGGATCGCGATCATCGACATCCCGGAGGGCTGATATGACGCAGTGCGAAAAGATTCTGGCTTATTTGGATAAGCACGGGAGCATTACCACGATGGAGGGTATGAGCAAACTGCGCATCGCCAACTTTACGGCGCGGATTTCCGACCTGCGGAAGGCTGGCGTTGAGCTGACGAAGGAAACGGTCATCAAGAAGAACAAAGACGGCGAGACAATCGCCTATGGAGTTTACAGGAGGGCAAATGGGCAATAGCTGTTTATTCTACACACGGGCGACCGTGGATATCAATTTCCCGGAGGGGCATGTGTGCTGCGCGCTGTGCCCTCTGCTGGAAACCTATTCCCGGCTCCAATGCCGGAGAACAGGCGAGTACCTGCTTGATTCAAAAGGTCGCGGGATGTATTGCCCGCTGAATTTGGAGGATGAACATGGAGAATCTGGGGATTTATGAGCGGGTTCGGCAGGTGCCGGAGGCCGCCAAGCGGGCCATTCAGGCGGGGCGGTTGAAGGGTAAGACCGATATCAACCCCATGTGGCGCATCAAGGCGCTGACGGAGCAGTTCGGCCCCTGCGGAATCGGCTGGAAGTATGTTATCACGGACAAGCGGTTGGAGCAGGGAGCCAACAACGAGGTTGCCGCATTTCTGGACATCGACCTGTTTGTCAAGGTAGACGGGGCGTGGTCGGAAGCTATCCCCGGCACCGGCGGCAGCGCCTTTGTAGCAAGCGAGCGGAACGGGCTGTATACCTCGGACGAATGCTTCAAGATGGCTCTTACGGACGCAATTTCTGTGGCCTGTAAGGCGCTGGGCTTTGGCGCGGATGTGTACTGGGATAAGGACAGCACCAAGTATGACCGTGGCGCAGAACCCCAGCAGCGGCCCCAGAAAGCGGCCATTCCGCCCCAGCAGAAGCCGGGGTACAGACTTCCCCCGCATGGTGACGCTACCGTTATCTGTGAGCGCTGCGGCGGGCAGGTGATGGACTACTTTGACGGCAGAGTCACGGTAAAGGCGGCACGGCTTGCGGCGAGGGCGAAGCAGCTGTACGGCTATTCTCTGTGTGAGAAGTGCGTAGCCGGGGCCAAGGAGGCCAACGATGGAGCGGGTTAAGGCGTCGGCGTTCCGCTGGACGATGGATGCCGCCGGAGACTGGCTGTGTATTCAGACCAACAAAGCGCGACAGGTGCTTGACGCGCTGCAAGAGGGCAAGCCCTATGACGTGGAGATCAAGGAACACCGGGAGAAGCGGAGCCTCGACGCCAATAGGTACTGCTGGGTTCTTCTGGGCAAACTGGCCGACAAGCTGTTCTCTGTCACGAAGAACGAGATATACAGGGAGTATGTGCGGCAGATTGGCCCATATAAGGATTTTGAGCTGACCGAGGGGGAAGCAAAGACCTTTCGGGTTGTCTGGGAGAACATGGGCGAGGGCTGGCCGACGGAACAGGTGGATTTTACGCCAGATGGGGAACGAGTTGTTATCCGGGCGTATTACGGTTCCAGCACCTACAATACCAAACAGATGTCCCGGCTGATTGAGTTGATCGTGCAGGATTGTAGGGAACAAGGCATTGAAACTCTGCCGCCTGAGAAGCTGGCAGGGATGATGGAGGAATGGGGATGCACAAAATGACAAAGGCCACGTCCATTCCGCAATCCGTGAAAGTTGTGGTATGGGCACGGGACAATCACCAGTGTGTGATCTGCGGGTCTCCCGCAGGCGCGCCGGTGGCCCATGTGGTACGGCGTTCGCAGGGCGGCAGAGGGATCGAGCAGAACATAGCAACTCTCTGCCCCCGCTGCCACCGCCTGTATGACGAGGGGCCATTAAGAGACCGCGAGCGCATCTACGTGCGGCTTGTGGCGCACATGAAAGCATTTTACCCGGATTGGAACCGGGAGGACATGATTTACAGAAAGGGAGCTATTTCATGCTGAACAGAATTATTGTGATGGGCCGGATGACCCGTGACCCTGAATTGCGCCGCACCAACAGCGGCACGGCGGTTGCATCCTTCGCTGTAGCGGTTGATCGGGATTTCAAGTCCCAGTCCGGCGAGAAGGAAACGGATTTCATTGATGTGGTGGCATGGCGCAACACCGCTGAATTTGTAAGCAAGTACTTCTCTAAGGGCCGCATGGCCGTGGTGGATGGCCGCTTGCAGCTGCGTGACTGGACGGACAAGGACGGCAACAAGCGCCGCAGCGCCGAGATTGTGGCCGACAGCGTGTACTTTGGCGATTCCAAGCGGGACGGCGGCGACACGGTACAGAGCGAACCGCAGGACGATTTCAGCGAAATCGCGGACGATGGGGATCTTCCCTTCTGAGGTGACGTATGGGGAAGTGCTACGTTAAGGCTTATTACGATTGGATCGAGCAGACGGCAGCGCTGGAAGACGCTGAGCGCGGACGCTTGTTTGTAGCGATTCTGGAATATGCCCGGTCTGGTACTTTCCCGGAATTGTCTGGACGGGAAGCGGTGCTGTTTCCCGTTTTCCGGGCAATCATCGACCGGGATAACCAGAAAGCGGAAGTAAATTCCAAAAACGGTTCGCTTGGTGGACGTGGTAATAAAGCGAATGAAAGCGAACAGAAGCGAAATGAAGCGACCGAAAGAGAACAAAAGGCTACTAAAGACAAAAGACAAAAGACAGAGGACAAAAGACAAAAGACAGAGGACAAGAGTGTTATACGCGCGAAGCGCTTCACACCCCCCACGCTCGCAGAGGTTCAGTCCTATGTGGCTGAACGCCATTCGCCGGTAGACCCCCAGGGGTTTATCGATTATTACGCCTCAAAGGGCTGGATGGTTGGCAAGACCCCCATGAAAGACTGGAAAGCGGCTTGCCGAAATGCGGAGAACTGGGAACGGTGGGGGCGAAATGCCCCAAGTGGCAAAGGCGCAAAGACTACCACATGCTGCAAGCCTGATGACGCATGGGGGTATGTGTAATGGCTGCAAATATTAAGCTGTCGGACTGCCTCATTGCCCCCCCACAGGCAGCCTTGCTGGAATTGTGCCAACGCTTGCGGCGGTTGCTCATGGTCGAGAGAGGGGGAACCTGTCACCGGTTGGGAGGCGGAACAGACGTCGATCTTGTGCTACACAGGAAGCCGGGCGGGGCGAACCGAATCCTACAAAATCAATTTTTGCCCTGAATTCCGGTGGGGCTAAGGAGGCAATATGACAAGGCTTGTGATTGACATCCATGAGGACGGCGACCTGCTGGCAACCAAGGAAGCCATTGCGATGCTGCTGGAGCCTCTGGGCCGCGTCCGCGTGGTCAGCATCATTACCGATGGCAAGGAGGAGAAGCGGTGATTGCATTTGAGATCCCCTATCCGGCAACAAAGCGCGGTAAAGCGGCGTGGAACAAGCGGTTTGGCCTGAACGCGTATTACGCCGGTAAGCATTGGTCGCAGCGGAAGAAGGATGCAGAAGAACTGCATACCTTGGCCCACTGGGCAATGCGAAAAGCAGGAATTACAAAACGCCTGGTAAATCACCCCGTCAAGGTGACATTTTTCTGGAATGACAATCTGGACGTTGACAATCACGGCGCGCTGGGCAAAGCCTTTGTGGACGCGATGAAGGGCTACATACTGCCGGATGACAACCCTGAGTGGTTCCGCGCCGTGGAACACAAATTTTGGAGCGGAGATACGATCCGCGTGGAAATTGAGGAGGAAAAGTAATGGACGCTGTGGAGTTTTTGGACAAGGTTGACCGTCTCAGCAAAATGGGGTCTACCGAAGAAAAAATGCGCTACAACGATTATAGGACAGCAGGAGATAACACATGGGCGGTGAAGTTTGTCGAGCGGTGGGACGCCGCGCACCCCATCAAAACCCGCCAGAGTGTGTTTCTGGAGCAGTATCCAGAGACACGCATCGGAGATGATGGTGTGTTACAAATAAATCCCTGCTCGATTTCCGCGTCGCACAGGAATGCACTAGGTAACTGCGCAACTATGGGACGCGAATGCCACGACTGCCGCCGCGAGTTCTGGATGCAGGAGGTGGAGTGATGAACATGAAACTTGGATACATCGCGAAATACGATCTTAAACTGAACCCGCACCTTACAGAACCGTTCGTTTTCAAAGAGGCATCATTTACACGCCGCATTTCGAGCAAGGGCGACCGCGTGTACAGCAAACTGCTCTATCCGGTGGACTACGAGGAAATCGTGGAAAACGCAAACTTTATGCACAACAATCCGCAGCTCATCCTCGTGCAGGAGCCGTTCTTACTGGACGACGAGCTGCGCAAAAAAGCGACTATGTGGGTTGAGTGGGCTAACAAGGCAGACCCAAGTGAGTATGACCTGCTTGCAAAGCTGGAGGTGGAGGAATGACCCGTGAAGAGATTTTAGCCGCTGCCAAGCAGTGCGTGTGCGGAGACCGGGACCAGGATTACGGCAGCCCAGAGACGTCCTTCAACACGATTGCGGCGCTGTGGGAGCCGTATCTGCGGCAGAAATGTGTCAGCCCGGACGGCGACGTCTGCATCACAGGTGCTGACGTGGGGGCTATGATGTGCCTGTTTAAGCTGGCCCGCATCGCCACCGGCCACGGCAAAGCGGATAACTGGATTGACCTTGCCGGATACGCTGCCTGCGGCGGGGAATTGGAGGACGCATGAAAGTGTTGATCGGCGGAAGTCCCTGCACACGTTGGAGCATTGCACAGACGAAGAACCGCGAAACCGAAGCCAGCGGCATAGGCTGGGAACTGTTCTTGAATTACCGTATTGCACGGGATAAGTACCAGCCGGATTTTTTCCTGTACGAAAACAATAAAAGTATGTCGCCCGCTATCCGGGAGCAGATCACGGAGGAGTTAGGCGTGGAGCCTGTCCTGATTAACAGTGCCTTGGTGAGCGCACAGAACCGCCAGCGTCTGTATTGGGCGGGCAGACGAAACCCGGACGGCACATACAGCCAAGTGGCAGTGGAGCAGCCGGTGGATCGTGGGATCCTCCTACGCGACATTCTGGAAAGTGGCGTCTGCTGGAAAGAAAAAGGGTATGCCCTGCTGTCCACAACTGGCGGAACCACGGCGGACGACATGGTTTCCAGACACCAGCGGAATAGTGCGGCGGAACCTGTTGCCATTAAGCCGCTGACTGAGCGGGAAATGGATTACATGGTTGGTGAGCATGGCAAATACTCCGACCGTTGGACATATCTGCAAAAGCCAGGGGAGGCAGACAAAGCGCTTTGCATCACCGCAAATGTTCATCGCGGCGTGCCGTACAACATTTGCGCCGAGCCTGCCCGTATCGGCACCATTGAAAACGACGCAAAGAACCAGACTTTTGACAGCCAGCAATACCGTGTTTACAGCCCGGACGCCAAAAGCGTAACCCTCTGCGGGAATGGCGGCGGTCTGGGCGCAAAAACCGGGCTTTATGCCGTGCCTGTGGCTGGGCGCGTCGTGGGACGCAGGATCAACGAGCAAGGCCACCGCGACGATTACAACGAAGCGATCCCACATTTCCAGTATTTCGAGGTAAACGAAGAACCGCAGAAAACCAACTGCCTGACAACCGTTCAGAAAGACAATATGATTGCCGTCCCCGTCCGCGTCGGCGCCATGCCGAACAAGGACGGCGAAGTGGGCACCAGCCAAAGCCGCCGCATTTACAGTACCGACGGGAAAAGCGTTTCCCTGCAGGCAAGGCCGAACGGCGGCGCGGCCACCGGCCTGTATGCCGTGCCCGTTATCCCGGACGGGAAAGGGCAGTTTGTAATTAAGGCGGCAGGCGGAAAAGAAATCCCAGTTTACGAGGTTCGCGGCGGGTGGATCACCATCAAAGGAAAGACATACCCCATTAAACTGGCAGACGGATTTTACATCATTCGCAAGCTGACCGTGACGGAATGTAAACGCCTCCAGACCGTGCCGGACACATACGCCTTTCCCGTCAGCGACACCCAGGCGTATAAAATGCTGGGCAACGGCTGGACCGTGGACGTAATTGCCCACATTATGAGCCATTTTACCGGATTGACGGAGGAGCCGGTGGAAGTGCTTTCTATGTACGACGGTATGAGCTGCGGCCATATCGCGCTGGACAAGCTGGGCGCGGAGATCACCGCCTACTATGCAACCGAGATTGACAAATACGCCATCCAAACCACACAGCACAATTACCCGGACACCGTACAACTGGGTGACGCGTTTCAGGTGCGGGACAATAATTGGGGGGTTAAGGAATGAGCGACTTGGAGCAGACCGCCATCGAGCGGCTGCGGACGGCATCGGATATGAGCTTACGGCTTTTTGAGAAACCGTTAGTGATCACCTACTCCGGCGGGAAGGACAGCGATGTGATGCTGCATCTGGCGGAGAAAAGCGGCATCCCGTTTGAAGCCCTGCACTCCCTCACCACGGCGGACGCGCCGGAGACGGTGCGGCACGTGTACGATACGTTTTATCGGCTGGAATGCAAGGGCATCAAGTGCGACGTGGACAAGCACGTCCAGCCGGACGGCTCCCGTATGACCATGTGGAAACTGATCCAAAAGAAGCTCATGCCGCCAACACGCCTGGTGCGGTACTGTTGCGCCGTCCTTAAAGAGGGGGGAGGCAAGGATCGGTTTATCGCTACGGGTGTTCGCTGGGCGGAATCCACGGCCAGGAAACGCCGCGGCGGTTTAGAGGTATTAACGTCTAAGCAACAAAACAAACTGATCCTATCAAACGATAACGACGAGGATCGCCGATTATTTGAAACGTGTCAACTCAAGGGGAAGCGGGTGGTGAACCCCATCATCGACTGGAAGGACAATGAGGTGCTGGATTATGCCGCTGCCGAAAAAATCACCATGAACCCGCTGTACTGCGAGGGCTTCCACCGGGTCGGCTGCGTAGGTTGTCCCATGGCATCCAAAGCCAGAATCATGGAATTTGCCCGCTATCCAAGAATCAAGGCGGCGTATATCCGGGCCTTTGATCGGATGCTGGAAGAGCGGAGGAAACGAGACCTGCCGAGTCAGTGGCAATCCGGCGTGGATGTATTCCACTGGTGGATGGAGGACGGCGTTTTGCCGGGGCAGGAAGTATTAGACGGATTTGAGGAGGATGTATGAGAGATCAAGAACTCGTAAAAGCACTGCGGGAACACGCAGAATGGGCGGAGGCAAATAAGTGGGAAACGCCGATCACGCTGGGCGATGATCTGGCAGAGGCCGCTGAACGGATTGAAGCGCAGGCGAAAGAGATCGAGAAGCTGCGGGGGCAGGTGCCCCGATGGATTCCAGTGGAGGAGCGGCTGCCTGAATATGGCGTCAGAGTTTTGGCAACCGATATGTACGAGGGAGATGACTATACCGGGATCTGGACACGGGAGGAATACAAGGACGATGCAGACGGCTGCTGGTATGATGATCATGGCTGGTGGCATGCGAGTGATGACGTTACACACTGGATGCCGCTGCCGGCGCCGCCGGAGGCGAAGAAAGCATTGGAGGCGATGAAGGATGACTGACCTAAGGCCGTGCCCGTTTTGCGGATATAAGGGCGTAGAGATAATTGCGGATGATAACGAGTATTTGTACTATCGATACTTCTCGCAGTGTCAGAGATGTGGGGCCGGTGCAAAGCGAGGCCACACAAAAGAAGATGCTGTTAAAGAGTGGAACAGGAGGGAGGAAAGAACATGACGAAGCGTTTTTGTGATCTTTGCGGAAAAGAAATACACAAGCTTCAGGACACTTATAGGGTCAGCGTGGAGAACAACGCTGACATTCCCTACGCAAACGACCCGAACATAGTGGATGTGGAGGAAATATGCCCTGTCTGCGCGAATCGTATCCACCAGGCTGTGCAAGACCTGAAACAGGAGGGCTACAATGGCTGAACCTAAAAAGCCTTTTTACCGCGACAAGAAATGGAAACTTGGCGGAAGTTTCGGCTGGTGGCATATACCGTACTGCCCGCATTGCAAGCGGCAGTTGGGGCTGATGGTCGAAGAGCAGAAGGCTGAAAAATGCCCGATGTGCGGCAAACCGTTAGAATGGGATGGTGCTGAAAATGGCTGAATATAAAATCTGCTTTAGAGTGGCTGGGGCGTTTGGAGTGAAAGTGGATGGACTGTTTTAACCGTTTGTGCCCGTTTCGGGAAAATACGACAAGCAGTCTCAATAGATGTGAGTGTGTAGCATGTCCCAATAGATGCCCAAAGGATATGACATACAGCACGAGCAATCACACGGTGCAAACAGAATGGAACAGGAGGGTTGAAAATGGATGAATTCATAAGCCGAAAGGCGGCAATCGCTTATATCCGTGAGCAATCGGAAGAATGTCAAAAAGCGTTTGAAGAGCTTGGCGGGGAAAGCGGAATCTACGCAGACGCCTATAACGATTTAGCGGAGGACTTTTACAGCATTCCCGCCGCTGACGTTGCGCCGGTGGTGCGGTGCGAGGACTGTAAGCATAAAGGGTGGGTTCAAGAGCCTTGCCATGGGAGAAGTGTTGATTATTGCAAAGTCTGTGACTGCACTTTACGGAATCTGAAATCGACGTTTTGCAGCTACGGCGAGAGAAAGGACGGAGGAAATGCCGATGAAAACAGAGATCCTGAAAATTAAGGGCAGTTGGGAGGAAGTGGTGGATGACTGCCGGTCCACCGTGAGCAAGCCACCTCTGGGTCACGACCCCCGCGCATCCTTTAAGCGGCGCATCCTGATTGCTGAGCACAGCCCGATCCGGGATCTCTCCGCCCGCTTCCGGTGGACGGGAATCAAATACTGGATCGCCATGCACTGGAAAACACACCACTGGGAGAGTAAGGTATCCACTCAGCGCTCCGACCGCACCGGCACTCCACGGGACAAGCTTCCACAAGATGCCCCGGTGAACTTTACCGGCGAGGCCAACCCCCAGCACACCATCGACACCTGGCGCAAGCGGCTGTGCTATCAGGCGGCACCGGAGACCCGCAGCTATGCCGAGGACTTCAAGGAAGCCATGCATGAGGTAGAGCCGGAGTGGTCCGACGTGCTGGTCCCCAACTGCGTGTACCGCTGCGGATGCCCGGAGATGCAGACCTGCGGCCTGTGGGAGCGCATGGGACGGGAGACCGGCGGCTGCATTGCCTCCCAGCACATCGACGAGCGCTATGACGTATACAACCGGTATTTTTATGCACACAGAAAGGAGACGGAGAGGGCGGCTGAATAGCCGCCACTCGCAATCAAATACAGGAGGTAACGAATGGAACAGAAATACATAGAAATCCTGAAAGCCTACGCCGATCATGACATGAATGCAGTGCAGACCGGTAAGGAATTGTATATGCACTCCAACACCCTGAAATACCATTTGGAGAAAATCCACCGGGAAACAGGGCTGAACCCGAATAAATTTAACGATCTTCGAAAACTGCTGGAAAGGGAGGGACTATGACCATTGGACAGACCGTAAGCGCACGGTTCAAAACTATTCCGAATCTGTTGAAAAGCAAATCCACAGCGGACGAGGAAACATACCCCATCCGCACCGGCGAGGTTATTTACATCCACCCGAAGGGCCGGTTTATTAGTGCGCGGACGGAAACGGCGGGCGGCCCCGTGGTAGAGAATTTCCAGCTATGTGAGGTGGTTATGTGAGTACATTCCCGGAACGGCTGCGCAAATTGAGAGAATCTGAGCGGCCTGCTAAAAGCATGAGAGTGAAAGCGGAGCTGATTGGGATCGGGCATGATACGCTGCGGAAGTACGAAACCGGGGAGAACGAACCGGCTCTTAGCCAATTGAAGCTGATAGCGAATCATTACCACGTCAGCTTGGATGAGCTTGCATGGGACGAGGGTGAACGAGAGAGTAAATCTTTATAGTATCGCAAAAAAAATTGGTCTCTGCCCCAAATTCGGGGCAAGCGTAGAAAAATATGTGTCAGAATGAGGGTGCGGGGTTATATCCGTATCCTCATTCTTTACATTCATCCTTTCTTTCCTCCTGACCCCGGCAAATGCCGGGGATATGCAGACGTAGCTCAGTCGGTAGAGCACCGCACCAGGAGGTATGCGCTGGTTCAAGTCCAGCCGTCTGCGCCATGGCGGGGAGCGTTTCGGGTGATGCGTCCTCGCTCCAAGAATATATAAGCTGCGACCTGTAAAAGCAGCTCGTCTCCGGCAACTGGTACTTGCCCTTGATGCCCCGGTGCAATTCCGGTTGGGAACAGGACCCTCCGCACCTCTCAACGATGTGTCCCAGGAGGGACATTCACGGCATAGGTGCCCCGTAAGGGGAGACCACAGCGAGTGACGGGGACTTTCCCCGAAGCGCTAAAGCAGGGCAGGACTGCAATGCCGTATCAGATGTGCTCTTCGGGGCGGGTAAAGTCTGCTATGTAAGGCCAAGGGGTGGGGGCTGGTAGCAAAATGGGAGGCGACCATGGCAAACGGAATTAAGACGCCATTTACTGTGGACGCCGCAAGAGCAAAAGAGTTTTTACAGCAATCGGCAGATTCAAAGGCTTGCGAAAGCCTTATGGATAAGGCACGGTTGCATATCCCTGATTTTGACGATAAGCAAGTAAATCGGCGAGAAAACCAAGGAGCAGGGGCCGGCAGCAAAACAGGAGGATGGCATGGAAATCACAAAACGGCGGCTTGCGGATATTGTGCCGTATGCCGCAAACGCAAAAAAGCATGATAAGCGGCAAATCAACAACGTTGCGGAGAGCATCAAGCAGTACGGATTTGTACAGCCGATTGTGATTGACCGTGACGGCGTGATCGTAATCGGGCATTGCCGCGCTCTGGCGGCGAAGAAGCTGGGTATGGAAGAAGTACCGTGCGTCTGCGTGGACGATCTGACACCGGAGCAGGTGAACGCCCTGCGGCTGGTGGATAACAAGAGCAACGAGAGCGATTGGGACTTTGACCTGTTGGCAGAGGAATTGCCGGGGCTGGATTTGTCGGCGTTTGATTTCGACTGGGGGATTGAAAACGAGGATGAGTACGGCACTGATTTTTCCTTGCCGGATGGGGACAAATCGGAAATCTGCCAAATGACATTCACGCTCCATGAACAACAGAAAGAATTGATCGAATATGCTATGGCGTGTGTTGAAGATGAAATAACAGAAACGTTTGGCAACGCCAATAAAAACGGGAATGCATTGTATGAGGTGATACGGCAATGGGCAGCGCAAAAGACCTGATTGTAAAAGTTATTCCAAGCAAGGTTGCCGTTCCGTTTGTGAAAACGCACCATTACAGCGGCAAGGTTGTGAATAACAGCAATTTGCATTTCGGCGTGTTTTACGAAGGCAGACTTCACGGTGTCATGTCCTTTGGCCCGTCTTTGGATAAGTCTAAAATCCAAGGGCTTGTTGAGGGGACAGGGTGGAATGAATTTATCGAATTGAACCGCATGGCGTTTGACGATGTTCTCCCACGCAATAGCGAAAGCCGCGCGATTTCGATTGCAATGAAACTAATCCGCAAAAACGCGCCGCAAATCAAATGGGTAATTTCGTTTGCGGATGGGTGCCAATGCGGAGACGGAACAATTTACCGTGCAAGTGGGTTTGTTTTGACGGGTTATTCAAGCGGCTCAATGTGGCAACTTCCTGATTACCTCGTGAAAATAAACGGCGGGTCAGTTGCCCACAGAATGAAAGTGCAAGACAAATGCAGTGCTTTGTCAAGGTATATTCTTGAAGAAACACATGGCAAAAATTTAACGATGGAAAAGTGCGTTGAGATGTTTGGCGGGAAAATTCTCGATGGGAAGATGTTTCGATACATCTATTTTATCGATCCGTCGTATAAAGAACGACTTACCGTTCCTATCATTCCGTTTTCCAAAATTGATGAAATGGGCGCTGGAATGTACAAAGGGGAAAAGGTAACGCAAGCAGAAAGGCACCAGTGACACGGCAATATGCGGCGGTAGTTTAACGGTAAAACGTTCCGCATCCTGCGGAAAGATGGCGGTTCAAATCCGACCTCGCTGCTCCAAAATGCCGTGTTGTGCAACCAGAGAAAGGAGGGGTAGAAGTGGCACGGACTGGAAGGCCGAAAAAAGTAATAAATCAAAAGCTGTTTGAGAATCTATGCGGTATCCAGTGCACGGAAGCAGAAATCTGCGGAGTGCTTGAGTGCAGCGCGGACACCCTGAATCGATGGTGCAAACGGACGTATAAAATGACTTTTGCGGACACATATAAAAGCAAGAGTCAGGTGGGAAAATCGAGCCTGAGGCGAGCGCAGTGGAAGCTGGCCGAAAAGAACGCAAGCATGGCCATTTGGCTGGGGAAACAGTACCTTGAGCAAAAAGATATTGTGGAGCAGAACGTCAATGCGGATGGTGTCAAGGTGATTATCGATGTCTGATATTCTCTTGTCAGAAAAGATCGGCCCTGCGTTTTATAGTATTGCACATGACATTTTTAGGCATGGGCATACGCACTACGATTTTAGCGGCGGGCGCGGCTCGCTGAAATCCTCCACAGTATCAATTCTTGTACCGCTTTTGCTGGTTGGCAACCAGGGCACGCATGCGCTTGTGCTGCGCAAGGTAGCAAACACGATCCGCGATAGCGTATATGCCCAGTATATCTGGGCAATCGGCGAGCTGGGCATGGCGGCGTATTGGGAAGCGAAAGTATCCCCGATGGAGCTGATCTATAAGCCGACAGGCCAGAAGATCATGTTTCGCGGCGCTGATGACCCGATGAAGATCAAGTCTATCAAGGTGCCGTTTGGCTACATTGCCGTGACGCACTTTGAAGAAAAAGACCAGTTTGCCGGTCGTGCGGAAATCCGAACCATTTTGCAGTCGACCATGCGCGGTGGCTCGATGTTCTGGAATTTTGAGAGCTATAACCCGCCAATTTCGCGCGACAACTGGGCGAACAAAGATAGCTTGGAGGAACGGGATGACCGCTTGTGTCATAAGTCTACGTATCTGCAAGCACCGCCGGAGTGGTTGGGAGAACAGTTTCTTGCAGAAGCGGAACACTTAAAAGAGACGGACGAGCGTGCATATCAGCACGAATATCTTGGTATCCCGGTAGGGACCGGTGGAAATGTGTTTGACAAGCTGGAACTGCGGGAGATTACCGATGAAGAAGTCAAGAGTTTCGACCGCATCTATCAGGGGGTGGACTTCGGCTGGTTCCCCGACCCGTTTGCTTTTATCCGGCTGCATTATGATCGGGCGCGAGAGACCATCTATCTGCTGGACGAGATTTACCAAAACAAATTATCCAACGAGCAAAGCGCGACCATGATTAAGCAGCGCGGATATAACAACATTAGGACAATCTGCGACAGCGCCGAGCCGAAGAGCGTTGCTGATCTCCGCGCAATGGGGCTACCTGCGTATGAAGCGGTCAAAGGCCCCGGCTCTGTGGAATATGGCATGAAGTTTTTGCAGCGGAGAACGATTGTTATTGATAAGCAACGCACACCGCATGCTTACGATGAATTTGTTGGATACGAATACGAACGAAACAAAGACGGTGACATTATCAGCGGATACCCAGACGCGAACAACCACCTGATTGACGCGACCCGGTATGCGTTGGAGCCTGTCAGCCGCAGAATGGGAGTTATTGCATGAGCAGTGCAGTTATCCAAAAGTTAAAAGAGCTTGGCTATACAACAATCTCTGAAGAGTTTTATGGGCAAGTTGATCTGTGGGAATCGTGGTACGTTGGTAAAGTGAAGGGCTTCCACCAGTACCGCAGATATAACGGCCACAAGTGGACTAAACACAATAGAGCAACGCTCAGCATGGGAAAAAAGGTCTGCGAGGACTGGGCGAACCTGCTCATGAACGAAAAAGTCAAAATCACGCTTGAGGGCAAAAAAGAACAGGATTTCATCGATCGCGTTTTGGCGGAGAACAATTTCACCGTCAAAGCTAATGAGATGCAGGAGATGAAATCCGCACTGGGGACGGTGGCATATATCCCCCGCGTGACGGGGCAGGGCGTGACGGATTCCGGAGAGATCATCCCCGGTGACGCGTCCAGCATTGTGATTGATTATGCCACGATGCATGACATTTACCCACTTGCATGGCAGAACGGCTTTATTTATGATTGCGCTTTTACTTCCAGGGTTACGCGAGACGGAAAGGATTATGTGTATTTCCAGATCCACCGCAGAGCGAATGATGGGACGTATGTAATCGAAAACCGAATTTACCGATACCAGAACGAACAGTTGTCCGATGAAGATTTGAAGAATGTTTCCGGGTTTGAGCATATTCCCCCTGTGGTATACACCGGAAGCAATAAACGGCAGTTTGTAATTGACAAGCCGAACATTGCAAACAACTTCAATTATCTTTTGCCTGTTGGCATTTCCGTTTTTGCAAATTCCATTGATGTTCTTCGCGGCGTTGATACTGCGTACGACTGCTACGTCAATGAGTTTGAAAACGGCCCCATGATGATGATGGTCAAAATGCCAGCGACAAAGTATGAAGACGGTGAACCGACACTGGATGACAATGACAGGCGGTTTTACCTTCTCCCGGAAGATACACAGCAGGGGAGCGTTGTTGAGACCGTTGCACCGGAACTTCGGACGGCTGCGCTGAATGTCGGCCTGCAAGACCAACTCAATATGCTTTCCAGCAAATGTGGGTTCGGTGAAACCTATTATCGATTCGATGGCGGCAGCATGGCAACGGCCACGCAGGTAATCAGCGAGAATAGTACCATGTTCCGCACGATCAAGAAGCATGAAATTATCCTTGAGCAGGCATTGACTGAGCTGTGCCGTGTTCTTCTCCGGCTTGGGAATACTGCAATGAATGCAGGGCTTGACGAAAATGTAGAAATCTCCATCGACTTCGATGACAGCATAATTGAGGACAAGCAAACCGATTTTTCCCGCGATATGCAGCTTTTGCAGGCGGGCATCATGAACGACTGGGAGTTCCGCATGAAGTGGATGAATGAGGACGAGGCGACCGCAAAGGCTGCGCTGCCGAAGATGCAGGACATGACAAACGAAGGACAACAGGAGGTAGAGTAATGGGCGGCAGAGGCGGAGCTGGTGGCGGCATTGGAGCCGGAGAATTTGGGCGTGGGCGCGGTATGAGCCTTGCGCGGTTTTTGTCACAGCAGGATATTAACCGAGCAAACGCTGCGTCTGTCACTGATATGGGCGATATTATCAGGCGCACATTTGAGCGCAACGCTGCTGAAATCAATGGGCTTGAGCTGTCGGACGCTGAAAAGAAAGACGCCGTAAAGCAGATGGCAACTCTCGCAACAACGGCACTAAAAACGGCGGCAGGAGCAGTCAATCCTTATGCAAGCGGGCCAGCGCGCCTGACAACGGCGCAGAAAACAGGAAGCGCCGCAGACAGAGCTGCAAGAGCGCGCGGTGAAATGGATAGCTACATGCGGAAATTGCGTGACCAGTCCAGTAAAAACCGCAAAGCAGCAGAAAACAAGGCGTTTTCCAATGCCTTTGTAACAGCGCAAAAGTCCGGTGCGTTGGAAGTTACGGTAAACGGCAAGAAATACCGCAGAACTAACAAGCGCAGCGGTACATGGCGTCCGGTATGATTAACTTTGAAAATCTCGACAAGTTCACATTCCCCGGCGTTGGAAAGTACGACATTCCGCAGATCGAGCCGGTCAAGGCATATCCGCATGGCGAATTTATCCCTGTGAATTACCATTACACAGCAAAAGACCAGGCAAGCAAAATCGTTCATTTCTTTGTGGACGATTACCAATTCATTCGATATTGGAACACGCCGGACAAGTACATTCCGAAACTGTTGCAGTTTGCGGCGGTGTGTGCGCCGGACTTCTCCACATACACGGATATGCCGCTGGCGATGCAGATATACAACCATTACCGCAAGCATTGGTTGGCGGCATACTGGCAAATGCACGGCATGACGGTTTATCCAACGATTTCATGGAGCGACGAGCATAGCTATGATTGGTGCTTTGACGGTGAGCCTGTCGGCGGTGTGGTGGCTGTCAGCTCGGTAGGCACACAACAAAACAAGGAAAGCAAACGCCTGTTTCTGCGCGGCTACGAAGAAATGATGAAGCGTCTCTCGCCGGAATGGGTGATATTCTACGGAAAAGTGCCGGAAGAATGCGACTGGAATGTAATTCGAGTAAAGCCGCACTATGATGAAATCGTGAAACGGAGGAAAGCAAATGAAATATCCGTTTCAGCCGGAAATCCTTGACGCACTGCCGGAAGAACTGGCAGAACTGTTCCGCGCGCTTGAAATAACGCTGCTGGAAGAAATCTGCTCCCGTCTCAAAGCGTCAGACCAACTAAACGAAGTAACCGTGCAAGACATTCGCGCGCTCCGCTCACATGGCATCGACCTAAAAGAGATTGAGAAAGCAATCCGCAAAACTTCCGGTATCAGCGAAACGAAGTTGAATGAGCTACTTGACGATGTGGTGAAGCGCAACCAAAAGTATTACACCGAGGTCATAGACCTTGCCCGTGTAACACAGCCTGACGTGCTGGTGAATGCGACCACCATTGACGCAATCAGACGGCAGACGCAGGACGTGTTCCGCAACATCACCGCATCCATGGGCTTCCTGGTGGACGCTGAGCGTACGATGCTATCACCTGCCAAGGCGTACCAATGGGCGCTCGACAACGCAGCGTTGCAGGTACAAAGCGGTGCAATTAACTACAATCAGGCAATTAAAACTGCGGTAAAGGAACTCGCGGATAGCGGTCTGAAAGTGGTTGACTATGAAAGCGGCCATCGGGATCATGTCGATGTTGCCGTGCGAAGAGCCGTAATGGCCGGCGTATCTCAAATCTGCGCCAAATATACGGAGCAATCCGCAGAATATCTGGATACACCATATTTTGAAGTATCAGCCCATGTTGGCGCGCGAGATAAGCCGGGACCGTCACCGTGGTCATCGCATAAGGAATGGCAAGGACGTGTTTACAGCGTCCGTGCCGGAGACATTTATCCGAGCATTTATGACATTTGCGGCTTGGGCGCTGTTGACGGTCTGGAAGGGGCCAACTGCCGCCACAGGCGGTTTCCGTGGGTCGAGGGCGTGTCTGAGCGCACTTACACGGATGAACAGCTGAAACACATTGATGATGGACATGGATGCACGTTTGATGGCAAGGATTACACGGCATACGAGGCAACTCAGATGCAACGCCGCATTGAGCGGACGGTTAGAAAGTTAAAGCGCGAAAAAGCCGCCTATAAGGCCGCAGGATTGCATGAAGATGAGACGGCGGTAAACATACGGCTACGGCGGTTAAACGCTAAATACAAGGCGTTCAGTGCGGAAGCTTGCCTGCCGGAGCAACCGGAGCGGATGCGCGTCTATTTCACGGATGACGCAACGTTAAAAACGGCAAATGCCATAAAAACGCATCGGGCGGAAGTGGCAGCGGCTAACGCTAAAGACGATAGTGACACTCTTGAGTTTTTCGGCGCAGACGCAAGAGATAACTTGAATTCTATTGTGAAAAGACGTACAATGAAGCTGGAGAATGGCTTCGCTTGCTTCCCGGACGGCGACCCGCTAAACGAAAATGTTAAAATGGTAAAACCTCTCAAAACGTATTTTGACGTCGCTATGCACGGAAGCCAGACGGCAGTCGGATTTGGCACAAAAGAACTCAATATGTCACCGCGCTTACTTGCCGCAGTCATTCGGCATAGTAAAGGGTGGAATGGCCAGAAAGTTCGTTTGCTATCTTGCAGCACAGGCGCACGCATGGAAAACGATTATTGCTTTGCAGAAGAGCTGGCAAATGCACTTGGCGTTGAAGTGAAAGCCCCAGACGATGTGCTTTTTATTTCCGGTGCTGGCGTACTGAAAGTAGGAACACATGGGGAAGGAAATATTTTGCCGTTTACCCCAAATCAAAGAGGAAGGAGAAAGTGATATGGATTTCGGTTTTTTTAAAGGATTGCCATACAAGAATTCTATTGAGAATTTTGAAGACTATAAGAAATACAAAAACAGTATCCCAAAAGAAGCGATTTTAAGACATATTTCCTCCCTCGATGCCGGGCTAACATCGCTGCCCAGTTCTGATATGTTTACTGGCGAAGAACTTCACGCAGGTATGTTTTGGGACGGTAAATTCACCTTCCCGTATGAGTTCCTGCATTACTACAAAAATTATGACATTGGCATCCCATATGAGTACGAGGCGTACTTGAAAGAAATTGGGGTGGGCTGATGGATGATAAATTGCTGAAGGCCATCGAGGCTATTATCCGGCGCGGCAATGATGCGGAGATCCGGCGCAAGGGTGACGGATACATCGTGTTGGAGGTCAAGAAAACAATCAAATATTCAACTCCCGCGTAATTGGGCGTGGGAAAGGGCAATAGGAGCCAGCTACCGAGTTTTCCTTGGTGGTTGGCTCTTTTGTTGTAATACGCAGTGGGGAATGACGCTGTGGAATAAAGGAGAATAAGAAAATGGCAGACGAAATTAAGACTTTTGATGAAATACTGGCTGACCCCACCTACAAGGCGGAGTTTGACAGGCGAATCACAAAGGCGCTTTCGACTGTTCAGAGCAAGCTGGACGCGGAAGTGGAAAAAAACAAGCAGTTTTTAGCAAACAACAACGCGGAAACGGACGCACTCAAAAAGGAGATTGAGGGCTACAAGTCCAAGATTGCCGATTATGACTACGCAGACGTTATCCGTAAAACGCTTTCTGAGAAAGGCGTGAAGTTTAGCTCTAAAGCTGCCGAGAAGGCGTATTTGGCAGACCTGAAAGCAAAGCATCTTGAAATCAAAAATGGCGCGCTTGATGGGTTTGACAAATGGCACGAGGAACAAGTCAGCGCCGATCCGTCCGCGTTTCAGGATGGCGTAAAAATTGACTGGTCCGCTGCCGTTGGCGGCGGCGAAAAGAAAACCGACACCAATGCCGCGATGAACAATCTGATTCGCGGCGCACTCAAGTAATAAAAAGGAGAATATAACATGGCAAGTATTGATCGTTCCGCACTTTCTGGCCTGATCCCGGAACCCGTAACCCGCGAGATCATGCAGGGCGCTATTGCTGAATCTGCCGTTTTGCGCATGGGCCGCAGACTGGCAAATATGTCCAGCAAGACGCAGACCATCAACGTGCTTGACGCACTTCCCTCCGCGTACTTTGTCAACGGCGAAGCTTCTGACAGTGGCGCTGGTGAGGCATTCAAGCAGACCACTAAGATGGCATGGGACAAGAAGAAACTGTACGCCGAGGAAATCGCGGTCATCGTCCCTATCCCCGAAGCCGCGCTGGACGATGCCGACTATGACATCTGGGGCGAGGTTAAGCCCCGCTTGACCGAAGCTTTCGGCAAGGTCATTGACGGCGCTATGCTGTTTGGCACGAACAAGCCCAGCACCTGGCGTGATGGCGTTGTGCCCTCTGCTATTGCTGCGGGCAATGGTGTTCCTGTCAGCTCTGACATTTACTCCGACATCATGGGAGAAGGCGGCTTGATTTCCAAGGTTGAACTGGACGGCTTCAACCCCAACGGCGTAATGTCTGCAATCCAGATGCGCGGCAAGCTGCGTGGCCTGAAAGACACCACTGGCCAGCCCATCTTCAAGACCGATATGCAGGGTGCTACCAGATACGGCCTTGATGGCATGGATATGTACTTCCCCATGAACGGTGCGTTCGACCCTGCGCAGGCGCAGATGATCGTCGGCGATTGGAGCCAGCTCGTCTATGCTATTCGTCAGGATATGACATTCAAGGTCTTTACCGAAGGCGTGATTCAGGACCCCGCCACGAAGGACATCGTCTACAACCTCATGCAGAACGATATGGTTGCACTGCGCGCTGTCATGCGTCTTGGCTGGGAGATTGCAAACCCCATCAACGCTTACAACGCAGAAAAGGTGAACCCGTTCCCCTTCTCCGTTTACGGCAAGGGCGGTGCTATTTCCACCGTTGCTGTGTCCCCTGCTACCGCCACCGTAAAGAAGGGCGAAAGCAAGCTGTTTACCGCCAAGGTTGACGGTGAGGGCATCATCAACGGCGAGGTTGAATGGTCTCAGGATGGAACCAAGAGCAAAATCAGTGATGAGGGCGTCCTGACTGTCTCCGCTGCCGAAACCAAGGGCAGTATTACCGTTACCGCCAAATCCAAGCAGGACGGCACAAAGACCGGCACTGCCACTGTCACTGTTTCTGGCTGATTTGAAAGGAGCTGACCCAATTGACATACGCTGATTACACATACTACTCCGGTGTCTATATGGGCACTGTAAGCAGTGGAGATTTTCCGCGTCTGGCTGTCCGGGCCAGCTCCTTCCTCGATTATTTCACGCAGAACCGAGCCAAGGACAACGTGGATCTGGATGCGGTAAAAATGTGCTGCTGTGCGCTGGTTGACAAGTACGCGGTTATCGAAGCCGCGCAGGCGCTTGCAATGAAGAACCTTGCGACTGCTGCCGCTAATGACGCAGAAGTCAAAAGTGAAACGGTGGGCGGTTATTCCCGCACACTTGCGACCGGCGGCGAATCTGCCGTTTCCGCACTGAACGCTACGGATGGAGCAAGAAAGCTGCTTGCAGAGACCTGCATGGAGTATCTCGCCCATACTGGCTTGCTGTACCGAGGGAGGGGGTGCGGATCATGTACGCTCCCCACACTGTAACGATCTACAATCCGGTCAAAGAAACCGACAAGGAGACGTTTCAGGAAACGCAAAAGCTGTATGTGACCGTACTTCGTGGCGTGATGCTGCAAGCGTCTAAGGCGGTTAACGTGCGCGAGAGCGGTCTTGCCGGGGCTGATGCAGTTGACCTCTACATCCCGTTTGGCGTGGAAGCTGTGGACGGCTTTACCGGCAAGGAGAAAACCTATGTCGGCCCGCAGCGGTTTTACGCCGCAGAGGACAAAACAGACCTGTGGACGCTTTCTGTCAAAGGCAATGGTGGGACAACGTTTTTCATCAAAGGCGAGTTTGTGACGGACAATGAAACTGTGGCGCTGGCTCAGGATAACTGCTACACCGTGACCAAGGTTGACGAGAAGGATTTCGGCAGCGTTGATATGCAGCACTGGCAGGTCGGAGGCGTGTGACATGGCGTTGAAATTTTCCGTTCAGACGGACGGCATGGACGCTGTAAAAGAGGCTGTTTCCAAGGGCTGTGATCGCGCAGAACACGTTCTGGCGGTGCAGGTCGCAAAAGATACCGCTCCGTTTGTACCTATGCTCACAGGCTCTCTTAGAACGCGCACAAGGGTAACGGGAAACACGGTTGTTTATCCAGGGCCGTATGCCAGATATCTGTACTACGGCAAATTGTACGTTGACCCACTGACCGGAAGCTCTTATGCGCGGAAGGGCGTTACGAAGGTTCCAGCGGTGCCGGAAAAGAATTTGATTTTCCACAGAACCGGGACCTGCTCCCATTGGTTTGAAGCATCCAAGGCACAGAACATGGAGAAGTGGGTGCGTGTAGCAGAAAAGGCGGTGAAGCGTGATCTCTAAAGAAAAACCTGTAATGCTGGCATCCAGCAGCGAAAAGGCAGACCTTGACCGCTTGATGCTGATTTGGGCAAACCGCTTTCCCGGTATTCCGGAGAATGTGGATCTGATCAAATACGAGTATTTCGCGGCGAAAACGGTAGGCATGGCGCTTTCCTCCGTTCAGGGTGCCGTTATCACCAAGAAGTATATCTGCGGCGGCTATCAGGCGGAGTATTCGTTTGAAATCCATTACCAGATCGCACCACCCGGCAAGAGCGACGATACACGCTTGAAGGCGGTTGAGGCTTTAAACAAATTCGCGGACTGGGCGCAGATGCAGCGACCGGACATTGGAGAGGGCAGGCGCGCCCTCCGCGTTGAGACTTCTGCGTTTGCATCGTATCTCGGCGCGACAAGCGACCAATACGAGGACTACATGGTCCCGCTAAAACTGATTTACGAGGTGAATGTATAATGGCAGATTTAACTTTTGCGACGCCCGAAGGTCAGACCATTGACCGCGAGCTTTTGATCGCGTATCTGAATACCGGCTCTAAGGAAGCTCCCACTTGGAGCGCCATCGGTAAGCGTGTGGAGGATTCCAGCGAAGAGATGGACTGGGGTCAGGAGAGCAAACAGGACATCCTGGGCAACACTTTCACCACCATGAAGAAGCCCGTTATTTCCCAGACCTTTGACCCCATCCCTCTGGATGCTGGTGACGCTGCTGCGGTGAAGATGTGGAACCTTGCCGTCAAGGATCATGACGCGCAGGCTCTTGCCAATCAGGATATGATGATTGGCCACTTCTACGCTACGTCCGGCGAAGCGAAGTTTGCCGAGCGGTATGATTCCTGTGCTATTGCCGTGACGGGCATCGGCGGTGACGGCGGCGGTACGCTCAACATCACGAGTGAGATCACCTACGGCGGCAATCGTACGCTGGGCACCATTACCAAGGATACCAGTGGTGTGACCTTTACGGCAGGGGCTTAAAAACAAAGGGGCGGGCGCAAACCCGCCCCAATTTCGGAGGCTATTATGAAAGACCTGATTTTCGATACCGGTTTAGTTACCTACAACATCAACGGAAAATGCGAATTCTCTTTTAACCCCACCGACAGCGCCTTTGTGGAAAAGCTGTTTAATGCCTTTGATATCCTCGACAAGAAGCAGGATGCGTACAAGGCAGAGGTGGAAAAGACCGCCAACAAGCGGGAAGTTTTTGAAACCGCCCGGAAGATGGACGAGGAAATGCGCGAGATCATCAACGATGTGTTCGGCTTTGACATTTGCTCTACCCTGTTTGGCGAGATGAACGTATATGCGCTGGCGGACGGTCTGCCTGTGTGGGCGAACCTGATGCTTGCCATCATGGATGAGGTTGACACCACCTTTGCCCGTGAGCAGAAAGCCACCAACCCCCGCGTGAGCAAGTATACGAAGAAGTACCACAAATGAAGTACGATCTGCCGACTGCCGTAGAGGTAAACGGCACTGAGCACCAGATACGCTCTGACTATCGCGATATCCTGACGATCATTGAGGCACTGTCTGACGCTGAGTTGTCGGAGGAAGAAAAGGCCGAGGCCATGCTTGACATTTTCTATCCAGACTTTGCGGAAATGCCGCAAAGCGACTACGAGGAAGCGATCAAGCAATGCGCAAAATTCATCAACTGCGGCGAAGAGCAGCGTGAGGAAAAGCGTGGGCCGAAGCTGATGGATTGGCAGCAGGACTTTCCCCTGATCGTTGCCCCAGTCAACCGCGTTCTGGGACAAGAAGTCAGATCCGTTGAGTATCTGCACTGGTGGACGTGGGTATCCGCGTATCAGGAAATCGGGGATTGCACCTTTGCCCAGGTTGTGGGAATCCGCAATAAAAAGGCAAAGGGGAAGAAGCTGGATAAAAGCGAACAGGAGTTTTACAAGCAGAACCGGCACCTGGTTGACTTCAAGCGGCAGTATACGGAACAGGACGAGGACGTTATCAGCAAATGGATATGAGAACCGCCCTCCGGAGAGGGCGGCAGGTGCATTAAATGTTTTTCATAGCTTTTGCGATTTCTTTCGCCTGTTGACGCATGGCATCGGATTTGTTTTGCTCCATAGCCGAAATTACGGAGTCTCTGAAAACGCCAGGTGACTTTGTACTTGTAAACAAAAACCGATCAGATGAAGTGTCAATTTGCAATGCTCCATATTTATACTCTCGCCATGACGATTTTACAGACACACCGTTTATCTTGTTAATTGGCACATCTACTGAAATCTTTTTCGGTACTGAAACGCGAACAATGAGGCGTTTGTTTGTCAAAACAACATGGTTCATGGTCAGCCTGAAAATTTCGTATAAGACCGGGAATGCAAAGACCCAAGGGACAAAAAACCATACGTCCTCCATTTGCATTAAAGAAGCCTTGCACACGGCGAATACAAATAAAATGCACCACGATATAAGTGGGATACATGAAAATTTGAGCGTGTCGAGAACTTCTTCGCCCGGCAAAAGAACTGCTGTTTGCTTTTTTCGCATGGGAGGTTCCATTTTCTTTGTTGGCGTCGAAAAATCCCAATCACATCTTTCAATTTTTCGCTTGTAGTATGAAATTTCTTTTCTTGAGTAGTCATAGCCTGGTAAATCGTTGATGTATTTTGCAACGAGTTTAATATCTGCGCTTGAGTAATTTGTGCATTTTTTTAAGTATGCGGAGATTTCAAAAGCTGAAAGATACACGGTTGCTACAATGTTGACGTCAATTTTATTCTCGTTTTTATCAAATAAATTACTACACATTTGTGTGACATGATCTTCCATTGATACCAACTCCTTTTATTAAGCATAACATAAAATGCATAAAAAGCAAGGGAAAGAAGGCGATTGCATGGCAGATGGCTCCATCACCATAAAGACGGACATTGATGATAAGCAGGCGCAAACGGAATTAAACAGGCTAACAAAAAAAATCGATGCGCTCAATGAAAAGATCAGCGATAAAAAGCAGCAAGCAATTCCACTCGTGGAGCAATCAAAGCAGATTGCCGCAAATCTCGATGAGGCTAAATCTAAGCTGTCGCAAATGAAAAGCGGAAACGAATTTTTTACATCAAGTGCGATTAAAGACCAGGAACAAACCGTGGCAACGATGCAAAAAGAATGGGATGGTGTGCAAAAAAGGGTTGAGGCTGTAGATGCGTCCATTGCCAAAGATACCAGAAGCCTTGGACGAATGAGCAACCGGGCGGGAGAACTTTCTGCGCAGATTGCTGGCGCAAGTAAGAGTTCTACTGCGCTGGCCGCTGCAAGTAAAAAAGCAGACAAATATATGGATCGGTTTTCTCGCAGAGTAAAAGGGCTTGTCCGTCGCGTGTTCGTGTTTGGCTTAATTGTGCAAGGACTCCGCTCCGTGCGCGAATGGCTCGGGAAGGCGGTTAAAACCAACGATCAGGCTACAAAAGCGCTATCGCGATTAAAAGGTGCTTTGCTAACACTCGCACAGCCGTTTGTGAATGTTTTGCTTCCGGCGTTTACATCATTCGTGAATTTGCTAACCCAATTTGTGACTGCTATGGCAAAAATTACAGCGGTTTTGTTTGGGTCGACGATTGATCAAACAAAAAAAGAAGCAGAGAACCTTTACAAAGAATCGGACGCTTTAAACGAAACGGGCAAATCTGCAAAAAAGGCTGGCAAAGCACTTGCCTCGTTTGATGAAATTAATAAATTAGGCGGAGACAATAAGGAAAAAACAGAACCGGACTTTAATTTTTCTGAAAATGAAAATTGGCTCGATAAAATGCTTGGAAGCGCAGCGGAAAAAGTTGCAAGCGCTTTGATCTTAGCGGGCATTGCCTTTATTGCCATCGGTGCATCGGTCGGCAGCATTAAGATGGTTATAACGGGACTGCTTCTCATTGGCGCTGGGCTTTTTGTCGCAGAGGAAACCGGAGTATTGCAATCCTGGGTGGATACACTTGGCCTCAATAATGTTGCGGAATTTATTGTGACGGCTGTAATCCTTGCTGGCATTGCAATGGTCGCAATCGGAGCGGCAACGGGAAACATCCTCCTTGTGATTGCTGGACTTTTGCTGATTGGCCTTGCCGTTCTTTATGCAAAAAACAGCGGCATGATGGATGATTGGGCAGAAACGCTTGGACTTAATCGCGCTGCATCTTTTATTACGGCAGCATTGTTGATCGCTGGCTTTGCGTTAATCGCCATTGGTGCGGCTACCGGTAATATTCTAATGGTGGTTGCCGGAATTGCTTTAATAGCTACTGGCATTTATGTTGGCGTAAAAAGCGGAACGTTTACAGACTGGGCAAGTGCGCTCAAATTAGATTCGGCTTTTGGATATGTGACAGCAGCTATGCAAATCGCCGGAATCGCTATGGTTGCCATCGGCGCGGCAATGGGAAACATTGTGATCGTACTTGCGGGTGTGGCGCTATTAGGGTTTGGCATTGCGGCAGAAGTCATTGGGCAAGAAAGGCTTGAGGCATGGTGGGAGAAGTTAAAGCTGACCTCCGTTGCACAGTGGATATCTGTTGCGCTTCTTCTTGGCGGTATTGCATTGGTCGCATTTGCGGCGGCGACGGCGAACCCGATTCTTTTGGCAGTTGGACTTGGCATTCTTGGCATGGGAATAATTGCAGCAATAAATGAGGGCCACCTCAAGAACTGGGTTGAAACACTCGGCTTGAATAAGGTTGTTGGCTGGGTATCTGTTGCCCTTATGCTTGCAGGAATTGCCCTTATTGCATTTGGCGCAATGACCATGAATATTTTTATGCTTTTGGCTGGTGCGGCTTTGCTTGTGAGCGGTTTTGCGATAGGCACAACCACAAACAAATTTCAGAGCTGGGTTGAAACCTTGCATCTGAATGAAGTTTCCGGATGGGTGTCTACGGCAATGCTTTTGCTGGGTATCGCTCTTGTGGCTATTGGCGCTATGACGCTGAATGTCCCAATGCTTTTAGCTGGTGCGGCGTTGCTTGGCGTTGGTATAGCTGCAAAAGCAGGCGGGTTTAATTCTACGAAATCTGTTTCCGGTGGAAACCCGGCGGCACGTTCTGCTATGCCTGCAATTGCCCCCTCATCCGTTCCGCGTTTGGCGACCGGCGCAGTTATTCCACCGAACCGTGAGTTTTTAGCGGTACTGGGTGACCAGAAGCAGGGGAACAACATTGAAGCTCCTGAATCTGCCATCGAGGCAGCGGTGGCCCGTGGCATGGCGCAGTATGGCGGTGGCAATCAGACGGCGATCCTTAAGATCGGCGAACAGGAATTGGGCCGCATTATCTTCAAGCTGAACAAGGACCAGACGCAGCGCGTCGGCATTAAAGTGACCTAAAGGCGGTGGGTATGAATTACATCAAAATTAACGGGACTTCATTTGATGTGAATGTCGCGATCTCCAAGTACAACGAAAATTTCAGCGTTCTCGATGGGGAGAACGCTGGGAGATCGAAAGACACAGGCCGAATGATCCGCGATGTTCTGGGGACGTACATTGGGCATAAGGTGACTGTTTTCCGCAGAGGGAACGATTACAGAAGCTATGATGCGTTTTGGAACTACCTCAAAGCCCATTCCGTTGACGATTCTGTTTTGCTTGAAGCTGCGGACGGCAACTCAACTATTTCCTATCGCGCATACTACACCAGCGCATCGCACGATATTGAAAAGGTTGAAAACGGGATCAATTATTGGGGAGAAATTGAAATCCATTTCATTCCCATCGCACCGCAAATCACGCGGTAAGGAGGGCTTATGGATTATGTAATGATCGGCCCTTATCAATTTGACCGGGATGCGTCTAAGGACGATATGCGGCTGGACTACTGCTCATCGTTTCAAGAAGTGGCATTGGATGAAAGCAGTCTTTCGTTCGATACGGTCAGCGTAGAGGTTTGCACTAAAACAATAGGCACACAGCTTTCTGCACTCCCGAATAACACCCCAATCATTGTTTACAGAGGCGGCGAAATCAAAGCAAGATTTGTAAGCAGCGGCGTTTCTCGTATCGGGCCTGTCACCTATCAGCTTACAGGACGCTCCCCTATGGGCGCGCTTACCGGCATGGTGCATGCCGGCGGCATTTACACAGGTCAGACCGTGGAAGAGGTTGTAAAAGAAATCTGCGGCAACATCCCTTCGCTGATAAAAAGTGTATATGCCGGGGTCAAACTTTATGGTTGGCTTCCTTATGCGGATGGGAAAGAACGCTCTGCACGAGACAACCTCGCACAAGTGCTTTTCGCCATTGGGGCCTATCTCCGCACAGACCTGAACGGTGTTTTGAGAATTGAACCCTTGTGGGACGGCACGGCATCGTTGATTGATGTCGACCGATCTTACACCGGAGGAACCGTGAAATACGATTCACCCATCTCCGCCGTGACGGTAACGGAGCATCAATACGTTGTGGGAACAGAGGTAAAGGAGCTATTCTCCGGCACGGCGCAGAATGGCGATATCATCACATTCTCCGAGCCGATGCACTCCCTCTCTGCGACTGGCTTCACAATCTTGGAAAGCGGCGCGAACTACGCCAAGATTTCCGCTGGATCTGGCGCACTGACCGGCAAGGCGTATATCCACAACACCCGCCTAATCACGCAGCCTGTGACGGCTGGCGCTGTGGAAAACGTCAAATCAGTTACAGACGCCACGCTGGTATCTTTGGTGAATTCCTATGCCGTGGCGAAGCGTCTTGCAGACTATTACCGATGCCGCGAAACCATCACCAATGACATTGTGAGTGGGCATGAGAAACCGGGCCATGTGGTGAGCGTATACCACCCGTATGACAAGAAAATGGTTTCCGCGTGCATCCAGTCTCTTGACACCACCATGAGTGCGACGCTCAAAAGCAGCATGGAGGCGCTGGTGGGCTTCACCCCGGCGCAGCCTGAATCGGCGGAGTACTTTGACGAGCGGGTTGTCCTGACCGGCTCCGGCGAGTGGCAAGTACCGGAGAATGTGACCGCAATCACGGCAGTTTTGATCGGCGGAGCGCAGGGCGGACACTGCGGACACGGCGGCAATCCGGCTGAAGCCAAAACGGAAAACTACACAGAAACGATCTTTGGATCGCTGATCCAGCACAACACGGACAAGTGGGCGCTGGGCGGCAAGGGTGGCAAGGGCGGCGATCCCGGCTCCGGCGGCAAAATTTTGCAAGCGACGTTTGACGTGACTCCCGCGCAAAAGTTTTCTTATGCTTGCGGCGTTGGCGGGTTTGGCGCGGCGTTTGACGTGAACAATTGGGCCAACACGCCCAACACGCCGGGAGCAGAAGGGACAAAAACCACCTTCGGCAGTCTCGACAGCGATTCTGGATCAGTATCCGATATCGGCTACACAGATCCGGTGACCGGCGAGGTGTTCGCCGCAAAAGGCGAGCAGGGCATTGCCGGCGGTGACGGCGCGGGCATGAATCCGAATCACGGAGACAATGACCGGTATATCCCGCTAAAATCCACATCCGTTGTGGATGAGGACGGCCATGTGTGGGAGGGCGGTGCTACAAAGGTTAACGATAACGGCATTGTGCTCCCCAGCGCTGGCGATGAGCAAAGCTTCACCGGAGACTTGGAAGAGGGCTATTGCGGCGGCGATGTAACGTACAACTGCGGCAGCGGCGCTGCCGCCGGTGCAAACGGAACAACCGGAAATGCCGCTGGCACATTTCGCCTTGTAAGTGTCCCCAGAAGTGGAATGCCCAAAACGTCTATTACCGTGACGTCCAGCGGAAGCGCCTCCGTGCCCGGATCTAACGCGACGCTAATCCCGAGAAAGCCCGCTGCATACGGCAAAGGCGGCAGAGGCGGCTACGGTGGCGGCGGCGACGGCGCTACGGGCCTGAGCCGCACTTATTACGGCGGCAGCAAGAGCGGCACACTCAACAACTACCCGGGCAGCGTCCGCACCACCGGCAGCAACGGCGCACAGGGCGGCCCCGGCGGCGATGGCTGTATTATCCTCTACTACCGTAGATTCGGGCAAACGCGTGGCGGCCCGTTGGTACAAAAGGGCGGCGGGCTGTTCTTTGACCGCTTGAATAAACTTTTCATCGTGTGAGGTGATTCCAATGACGCTTGAACAGAGAGTCGCAGTCTTGGAGGAAATTTTCTCCAAAATCCAAGATTATTACACATCCGCCTACTCCGGCGAGGAGATCGACGCGCGGCTGGCCTCCGCCGGTGTGCCTATCGGCATTACAAAGGAGTACAAGAGCGGGACCGAAATGAACCAGGACTTCACCGGTACGGACGTCCAGCGCGGCCAGTTCGTCCTGATCCTGCCGGACAGCACGGCCTCTGCGGACTACGGCAAGGTGTACCTCAAGGGCACGGCCAACTGGGTGTATGCCTTCACGCTGGCCACGCTGACGTCTATCAAAGGCCCCATCGGACCTCCCGGCAAAAAGGGCGATCCCGGCGAGGCCGGTTCCAGCTTCGCCATTCTGGGCTACTTTGATACGCTGGACGCCCTCAAGGCAGCCGTCCCCAATCCCAAGGCCGGTGACGTGTACGGCGTGGGCACTGAGCCTCCGTACAACATCTACATCTGGGACACCGTCCACGGCAAGTGGGTGGCCAACGGCAACCTGCAAGGCCCGCAGGGCAAGCAGGGCATCCAAGGCCCCGAAGGAAAGCAGGGGCCGGAGGGCAAGCAAGGCCCGGAAGGCCCTGTTGGCGGCTCCAGCAACTTCGTCCGCTACGATGAAGCTCAGAGCCTCACCGACGAGCAGAAGGCGCAGGCCCGGACGAACATCGGGGCGGACACCGTGCAGGGTGCCGTGCTCTACACGCCGCAGACGCTCAGTAACGGCCAGAAGACGCAAGCGAGGGGAAACATTTCCGCGTTAAATGGACAGTTTTTACTTGTAGGAAGTGCTGGGGGGCAAATCGGATGGTATCGAATCACGAAACCTTTCGCTTCTTCCAGCACAAGCGGGTATCTCACAGTATCCCACGCATGGGCGTCCGGAGGCCCGTCTGAGTTGCTCTTAGGCGTATCTACGAGTCCCGACAAGCATGGGCAACTCCAATGTTTGAGAGGCGGTGGGCAAAGCAATAGCGTTCCATATATTTCCAATGCGCGGCTTGTTAAATTTGATAGGACATATGCTTTAGATCTCTACGTATCGGGAACGGGCAAAAATGACTGGGACTTGCAACTCTGCAATTGCGGACACAATCCGATTACACTGACTACTCCGACATTTATTTCCGCAGATGATACGCTACCAAGCGGAGAGACCCTTGAGGCCGTGATGGAGTACCAAAACCCGCCTATGTTACTTGGTGTGGAATACAAAACCACGGAGCGGTTCTGGGGAAGTCCGGTATATTACAAAATCGTTGATTGTGGACAGATTGCGGACAATAAACAAGTGGAGCACGGAATTGTGAATATGCGGGATTGCATATCTTTCCAAGGATTGCGTGGCAGTATGCCAATGCCCAGCATTTCTAACAATAATTTGTCGGATCCATGGAGCTACTACGTTGCTGATGTTGATCGTACAAAAATCACACTTGCGTGCGGCACAAGCGCGGCAGGAGACACCTGCCATGTAATGCTCAAATACACAAAAACCACGGACTAAGGAGGAAGGACCATGAAAGTTATCAAATATCAGCTCTGTACCGAGGCCAACCACGGCACGGAGGATGAGCCGAAGATTAAGCAGGTTTTCTCCGCTATCACGCTGGGATGGAGCGAGGGCAATGAGAAAATCGCCAAGGCCGAAGCCTACAATGGCGAGTATACCATTGAGGATGATGGTGAGCCGGAGCCTGCACCCACCCAGATTGACCGCATCGAGGCCCAAGTGGCGTATACGGCTCTGATGACTGACACTCTAATGGAAAGTGAGGATTAATCCATGAAAGAGAAAATCGCAAAGTGGTACAAGCAGAGGTTGTGGACAAAGGCCATGGTCAAGAACGCCGTGAAGAAAGGCGTGTTGACCGCTGAGGATTACGCGGAAATTGTAGGAGAAGCGTATGAATAACACTTGCATCTGCTGTGGGGCTATTATCCCGGAGGGGCGGCAGGTCTGCCCCATCTGCGAGAGACGGTGGCCTGAATTTTAACCTGCACGAAACAAAGTCGGAATTATACAAAGGAGGCATCTATGAACGCATTCCACATCAAAAACACGGTGTTGGCGGTGCTGGCTGCGGCTGGCTCTGCCATCGCGCAGGCTCTGGGGGGCTGGGATATGGCGCTGAAAGTGCTGATCTGTTTCATGGTGCTGGACTACGCCACCGGCTGGATGGTAGCGGCCATCTGGCATAAGTCCAGCAAGAGCGGCACCGGGGCGCTGAGTTCCGACGCCGGGTTCAAGGGGCTGGCGAAGAAGTGCGTCATGCTGGCACTGGTATGGATGGGGGCATTACTGGATCAGGCCACATCCAGCGATTTTACACGGGACGCAGTGTGTATGTTTTTCATCGCCAACGAGGGGCTGTCGATTTTGGAGAATACCGCCATTATGGGGGTGCCCTACCCCGCATTTGTTAAAAATATGCTGGATGCCATCCGTCAGGCCAGCGATCAGGGGAAACAGAATACGGAGGCTCACACATGAGCACGAGAGCGGGCACTGTCCCGCTCTCCGATCTCCAATTCATCAAGATCTATTTCAACCGAAAACGTCTCCGCTCCACCCCGGCCAACCTGCGGAAAATACTGGCGGAGACGGGCGGGGATGCCATCTGCAACGGCTCCATTTTCTTGCGGAACCAGACCCCGGCCTGTCACCTGAAAGCAGACGGCAAGGTCTACAAGGCCCCCAATTACCGGGCATGGGCCATCAGCTGGAACTCCCCGGAAGACTTCGGCGTGAAAGCCGTGCCCAATGGGGATCGGAACTACATGGAGTGCGTCCACCTTATCATCGGTGGGAAGAAGATCAACCCCATCCACTGCGGAGCGGATATGCGCTACCGTGCCCCCAGAACGGCCATCGGCACCAAGAACGGACGGTTTGCCTACTATGTGAGTAAGGCCCGGCGGTCGCCGGAACAGCTCCGTAACCTGCTGGTTGCGTCCGGCTGGGACAACGCCATTATGATGGACGGCGGCGGGTCTACCTGCTTCATGGATTCGACAGGCAATGGCTTTACCGGGGACGGGCGGGTGATCCCGTTCTTCCTCGTGTGGAAAAAGAAAAGCGGGGACGCATTTGAGCCGGAAGGAGAGAAACCCATGGTAGAGATCAACGCCTATTCCAAGGCGGCGGACGGCGGCAAAAAGCTGTCCACCCATTTTAAAGTGAAAGAATTTGCCTGCAAGGATGGCTCTGACGCCGTGCTGGTAGCCCCCCGGCTGGTGATGGTTTTGCAGAGCATCCGCAGTCACTTCGGCGCGGCTGTGACCATCAATAGTGGGTATCGGACGCCGCAGTACAATGCCAAGGTCGGCGGCGTGGCCCACAGCCAGCACTGCTATGGCACGGCTGCGGATATCGTGGTGAAGGGGCAGACGCCGGCGGCGGTAGCGGCCTATGCGCGGCAGCTCATGCCGGACTGGGGCGGCGTGGGGATTTATGGAAGCTTTTGCCATATCGACGTCCGGGAAGCCAAAGCGGACTGGAAGGGATAAAACCGAAAGGAGGGTACAGATGATGGCAACATCCACGCGGGAAACCCGCGCTCTGCAAGTCTGGACATACCATGGATACTCAACACAAGGCGATCCGGGCGCTGTTATCATCAATGGCCCCCGCCAGAGCGGAGGAGGCCGTCCGGCTGGTAGGTCTGCCGCCTGACGAGGAAACGGCGGTGCTGGCGGTGGACGTCCACGGCCAAAGCTGCCTCCAAACGGCGGAGCGGCTGCATGTGAGCGTGGACACCGTAAAGCGGCTACGGCGCTCTGCTTACCGGAAATTGCAAGACGAAATTTATACTACACGTTGAGAGACGCGGTTCAATTTGAACCGCGTCTTTTTTGCGCACTTTTCTGCCCTTTTCCTGCCACTTTGAATGGAGTTTTTTGGCTTACCATGAAAGCAGAGCAAAGGAGGGGTTCTCCGTGATTACAACTGGCAGAGAATATATTGACCGTCTGCGGGCGTGCGGGATGAGCGAATCCAGCGCCACAGATATTTGTTATAAATACGCGGCACAGGATGATGAAGAAGGGCTGGCTGAATTGGTGAGAGCAAACGAATTGCTCTACGATGACCGCCGGGAATATGTATAAGTATTTCAACCCCAACCCCTGCGGGAAAAATGTGGGGGATTGCACCGTGCGGGCAATCGCAAAGGCTACCGGAAAGGATTGGGGCGAAATTTATTTGCGGCTCTGTATCCAAGGGTATCTGGATGGTGATATGCCGTCGGCTAACGCTTGCTGGGGGCGGTATCTCCGCAGCATTGGATATCGGCGGTACATCGTGCCGGACACCTGCCCGGACTGTTACACGGTGGGCCAATTTGCGGAGGATCACCCAGCGGGCACCTATATTTTGGCTTTGTCCGGTCATGTGGTCTGTGTCTGCGACGGCATGATCTGGGACAGCTGGGACAGCAGCAACGAGAACATCTTGTATTACTGGGTCAAGGAGGATGACTAAAATGGCGTACACACCTTACGGATGGCAAAATCCTTATTACGCACAGCCAATGCCGGATAACCTGGCACAACTCCGTCAACAGCAGATGCCTCCAATGATGGCACCGCAGCCCCCGCAGAATCCAGTGGCGCAGAGCGGCGTGCAGTGGGTCAGCGGCGAACAAGAGGCACGAAACTGGATGATCGCGCCCAACGCTGCCGTGGCTTTGTGGGACAGCTCCGCGCCAACGGTGTATCTCAAAAAGGCAGATGCCAGCGGTAAACCGTCGCTTACGATCTATGACCTTGTAGAGCGCACAGAAACGCCCCGTACAGCGTCCACGGCAGACCCTGTGAAGTTTGTTACCAGGGAAGAATTTGACGCGCTGGCGGCGGTTGTGGACGGCATGAAGGGCAAAAAGAAGACGAAGGAGGCTGACGCTGATGGTTAACCCCTTTTTTGACGCTTTCGGCGGCGGGAACACGCCGGTAGGCCGGTTTCAACAGATGATGCAGCAATTCAACCAGTTCCGGTCCTCTTTTCAGGGGGACCCGAAGGCGGAGGTCGAGAAACTTTTGCAGTCCGGCAGAATGAACCAGCAGCAGTTGAACCAGCTGCAGGAGATGGCAAAGCAGTTTCAAGGCTTGCTTAAATAAGCAAACAATAAGCTAAATTAAGCAAGCATTTAAGCAAGGTGTTTTCTAAATTATTAGGTTAATCAACATCGTGGCCACGATTTGATAATAAAAAACTGAAAGGAGTTTTTCTATGTCTCTTTCCTCTGACGGCGCTCCCATGCTGACGATGCCTGTGGCTCCCACCAATGCTGGCGGTAATGGCGGTTTTGGCTGGGGCGACAACGGCGCTCTGTGGCTCATTGTTCTGTTCCTGTTTATCTTTGCAGGTGGTTGGGGCAATGGCTTTGGCAACAATGCTGGCAATTCCGGTGGCGTGGTCGACAGCTATGTGCTGACCTCTGACTTTGCCAATGTCGAGCGCAAGATCGACAGTGTAAATCAGGGCCTTTGCGACGGCTTTTACCAGCAGGCGCAGCTTGTCAACGGCACCAACATGGCGATGGCCAACGGCTTTGGGCAGGCTGAACTTTCCCGTGCAACTCAGCAAGCGGCTCTCATGCAGCAGTTGACTGCCATGCAGATGCAGGCCCAGCAGTGCTGCTGCGACCAGCGGGCCGACACGGCACAGCTCCGGTATGACATGGCTACGCAGGGCTGCGACACCCGCAACACCATCCAGACCGCAACGCGGGACATCATCGACAATGCCAACAGCAACAGCCGTGCGATCCTTGATTTCCTGACTCAGAGCAAGCTGCAGGATCTCCAGAGCGAGAATCAGGGCTTGAAGCTGGCCGCATCTCAGGCGGCGCAGAACAGCTATCTGGTATCCCAGCTTCGGCCTTCTCCCATTCCGGCCTACACGGTGCAGAACCCCTATTGCTGCAACCAGTTTGCCGGATGCGGCTGCTGACAACTGCATAGCATAGCTTTTCCTCCATGTTGGGGAAATGGTCGGCCCCATGCCGATACTGATGACAAAGCGGCGGGGCAGTAGCCCTGCCGCTGATTTTACGAAAGGAGATTTCTATGCCTGAATATACTGCTGTTGCTACACAGACCGTAGCGGCAAATCAGAACGTGCTTTTTACGGAAGCACCGATCCCCTGCACTAAGGGCCTCGTGACACACCGCGCAGGCTCCGGCCTGTTTAACCTCCGTGGTAACTGCTCTCAGTGCCGCGTCCGCTATAAGGTGGACTTTATCGGCAACATTGCCGTAAGCACCGGCGGGACCCCTGGCCCCATCTCCGTTGCCATTGCGGTTGACGGTGAGCCGCTCCCGTCCTCTGTTGCGACGGTGACGCCCACAGCGGCGGAGGCGTTTTTCAACGTGGCGGCATCCGAGTACATTGACGTTACAAAGGGCTGCTGTGCATCGCTGTCCATCCGCAACGTTAGTGGCGTGGCCATTGACGTAAGCAACGCGAACCTTATCATTACCAGAGTTTGCTGAGAAAGGAGAACACAATGGGAATGAAATCTATGTATGAACTTCGGGATATGCTCTGCAAAGAGCTTGATGAGCTGATCCGCAAGGGTGAGCTGGGCGCCGGCGATCTGGACATTGCACACAAGCTGACCGATACCATCAAAAACATCGACAAGATCGAGGCAATGGACGAGCGCGGCTATTCCGGGCGCTATCTGGACGATGACCTGCGCGGTTACGGCCGTGGCAGCTCCTTTGCCCGGAAACATTATGTCCGCGGTCATTACAGCCGCACGGACGCCACCGAGAATCTGCGCAGCCAGATCAATGACATGATGCGCGAGACCGACGATGACCGTATCAAGGACGCCCTGCGCCGTGCAATGGACATGATGGAGGACTAAGGGGGTAGGCCCCAATGATTGACGAGCATGAATTGGCGCTATGGATCAAACGGTTAGAAACAGAGGAGTCCAGCTGGGCAAACTATGAAAAGCTGGCGGCGCTGTATACCATCCAAAACCAGAACCGGGAGCCGGTGAGGGAATCTCGCATGATCGAGGCGTATTCTGCAGCTCCCGCACCTGACAGCGATTTCCTCCGGGCGGTATCTAACGTTGACCCAACCCGTGCGTGGGAGGTCATGGACGAGCTGATGGACAGCTTAAAAGTGGTAAACGAGCGGGTTTATAATAGCGTCATGCGGAAATTGGAAAGCTAAACTTAACCCCTCGGCAAATGCCGGGGGGTTAGTTATATTTTAACATAGGGAACGCAAAAGGTAAACCCACCAACAGCGAGTTCATCGCCATGATCGCCGACCGGCTGACGCTGGAGCAGAAAAACGGCAAAGCCTGGGCGGACTGAACAACTCCAAAATACGCCCCGGAAATTTCCGGAAACGCAAAGAAGTACAGATGAAAATCGATTGCACCGAAGGCCCTGCCTTCGGTGCAATTTTCAGTCTTGGCAGAATGAAAAAAGTGTGGTATTCTATCCTTTCAGAAAAGACAAAAGAAAGAAGGAACACACGATGACATATACGTTTCAGCCGCAGGGAGTCTGCTCCCGCGCCATGATGGTAGAGGTGGACGAACAGGGCGTGATTCAGGAAATGCAGGTGCTGGGCGGCTGCAATGGCAACCTTCAGGGCATTTCACGGCTGGTGAAGGGCATGAAGGCGGAGGACGCCATTGCACGTCTGAAGGGCATTGACTGCGGCGGCAAGGGGACTTCCTGCCCGGATCAATTTGCCAGAGGCTTGGAAAAGGCCATGGCAAAGGCCGCAAAGTAACGCGGATATATGGGCGAAAAATCCCCTTGATACAGTTATTTCCTGTATCGAGGGGATTTGTTATGCGCGGAAGAAAATCCGCACGATCAACCCGGAAATGTTATGCGGTGGAAAGGAAGATCGCTGCAAAAGAAGCCAGGAACGGATGCTTTTTGTTTTATACCGTAAGTATTTCCGAACATTTCAAGTGCAGAAAAGTTTGCGGCAGCGTGATGAAAAGGCTTTTCGTCACGATGAAGAGCCTGCCGCCTGTGTAA